AAGAAGTTCTCTATGGAGGAGCGGCAGGAGGTGGTAAATCTTATGCAATGTTAATGGACTTGCTAAGATATGCCGACAACCAGAATCATCGTGCATTATTGCTTAGAAGGACATTACCAGAACTAACAGAACTTATAGATAAGAGTAAACAGATTTATACAAAAGCTTTTCCTAACGCTAGATTTAAGGAGTCAACAAAGACATGGGAATTTCCAAGTGGTGCTAAAGCTCTCTTTAGTTATGTAGATAAAGATGATGATGTTTATCGCTACCAAGGTCAGTCCTTTACATGGATTGGAATTGATGAGCTTGGTCATTATCCAACACCTTATGTCTGGAATTATCTAAGGTCACGACTAAGAACTACTGATCCTAAGATAGAGACATATATGAGGGCTTCTTCTAATCCTGGAGGATCAGGAGGATGGTGGGTCAAAAGAATGTTTATTGATCCTGCACCACCAGATCAACCTTTCTGGGCAACAGACATCGAAACGGGAAGAACACTTTCATACGGACCAGGACATACAAATTCTGGTAGACCATTATTTCAAAGAAAGTTTCTTCCTGCCAGATTGACAGATAATCCATATCTGGCTGAAGATGGAGAGTATGAGATGATGCTTCTCTCTCTTCCAGAAGTAGAAAGGAAACGATTACTTTCAGGAGATTGGGATGTTGCAGAAGGAGCAGCATTCAAAGAATTTAGTAGAGAGATTCATGTCACTGATCCTGTAGAGATTCCTTATAATTGGGTACGAGTACGAGCCTGTGATTACGGATATTCTGCTCCTTCCTGTGTTCTTTGGGGAGCAATAGACTGGGATAATAATATCTGGATTTACAGAGAGCTTTACATAAAACGGCATACAGGAGAACAGCTTGCAGATCTAGTTTTACAAATGGAAGCCAATGATCCTAAGATGTATATAGGAATTTTAGATAGATCATGTTGGAACAAGACAGGACATGGACTGAGTGTAGCAGAAAGTATGATACGAAAAGGAGTACGATGGGTTCCATCAAACTCCGATAGAGTAAACGGAAAGATAGAAGTTCATAGAAGATTACAAATAGATGATTATGGAAATCCTAGAATAAGAATTTTTAATACATGCACAAATCTTGTAAGAACACTTCCCACTCTCCCAATATCTAAAACGAATAGTGAAGATATCGATACAAGAACAGAAGACCATGCATATGATGCTTTAAGGTATATGATAATGAACAGACAAACGGCTTCTTCCTTATACAATTTCAAATCTTATACAGATTCTGAACCTGTAATGGAAGATGCAGTCTTTGGATATTAGGAGAGTATAAATGGCAGCACCACTAGTTTATGGACTATTAATGTTAGCAGCCAGAGTAGGTATTAAAACACCTAAATATATGATTGTTCCAATGTGGAAAATTAATAGTTATGGTGGAACTCTTATAGGAAAATTAACACGTAAAGTTAAACCAGTACTTCAAGATTTTTTTGTTAAAGATAAATCAAGACTTAGAAAAGAAGTTGAGACTGTAGGTGCCCCTGGTTGGAATAGACAATTTCAAAAAACTTTAGGAAATCCTGAAGTAGCTTCTATTTTAAGACAAGTTATGGCAAATAAAATAAATAGAAGAGTAGCATATGCTTCATTAACTGCATTAGGTTTTGGTCCTGAAATAGTTGATACTTTATTATTTTCTGAAGAAGATTCAGAAAAACCTTGGTTTGCTTTATATTCAAGCCTTAAAGAACAAGGACTAAATCCTGCACCAAAAGAAGAGTGGGACAGAATTTGGACAGAATATACTGAAAAACATCCAGAAGGAAAAGATTGGATACCTACAAGAGCTACGGTAAGACATCCTCCTAAATTAAGAATAACAGATAGAGCAGTACAATCTAAGGAGATTACAGATATACATGGTATGCATAGCGCTGATGTTTATGGGTGGGATGAATTGCAGAGAAGAACAGAGAAACAAGGAATGCTTAGTCCTGGAGAAGTGTTATATCCAGATTTATCAAAAGCACCTGGAGCGGCAGATCTTACAAAACCAAGAAGAGATCCATCGAGATTTAGTGATACAGAGATTCTTAAAGGAAAAATTCCTGGTCAGGAACAATCTTCATATAAATATCCTGGTTTTTGGGCAGGAGAAGATAAATTAGAGCAACCTTTTCCAGAACTTAGACCTATAAGAGATATAATTGATGAAATACCTTCAGAAGCTAGATATACTAAAGGGGAAGCTTTACGTAGAACAAATGAATTAGCACGATTGGGAGGCTCTACCATAGATCCTAGTAGATTTAGTGAAGAAGAGAGAGAGATATTAGGGCTTTCATCATCTGGTAATCTGCCTCGTACTGCATGGAAAAGGTTTTGGGCAAAAGAACAAGAAAGAGGATTTTTACCTGAAGATGATACAAACCTTCTTGATAAGATAGTTAATTTTATTTCAAAAGAACCAGAAAATAATAATAATAATAAACTTACAAGAAGAAAAGGAAGTCCCTTTAAAAAGGGAGGTCGTGTAAAACGTCGTACTAACAAAATTATGAAACAGTATGCTAAAGGTAGCTCTGTTCGTAAACCTAAAAGAGCTTAGAAGGAGAAATATATTATGCCTTATCTAAAACCCTATACCGCTAAAGATTTTGAAGGAATGGCTGAGAAGCAGGGAGATATGAATCCTGTTCCTGATGGAATGCTCTATCGTGATCCTATGGAACCTGATCTTATGGGTCCAACGGATGTGAACTTTAAGCAGTCTGCTGATGTTCCTTCAGAATCTGGTAAGAAGATGATGACTGTTGACTTTATGAAGGATGATGATTCACTTTATGGCTGATCCACAAAATCCTGAAGCTGTAGAGGTAGAAGCAGAAGAAATACCCGGCCTTATAGGCTTTATTAAAAGTAAATTCTTGGATGCTGAGACTGGTCGTCTCTCAGATGAAAGGCGTTGGTTATCTGCATACAAGAACTATAGAGGTATTTACGATACTTCTTCAACATACAGATCGTCAGAGAAGTCTAAAGTATTTGTAAGAATTACTAAAGTCAAGGTTCTTGCAGCTTTCGGACAAATCTCTGATATTCTGTTTGCCAATAACAAGTTCCCTATTACTGTTTCCAGTACACCTATCCCAGAAGGTATAGCAGAGTTTGCTCATCTTGCTACACCTGAAGAGAAACAGGTTATGGAACAAGCAAGAGATATTCCTTTAGATAAACTTGATGACTTCTTGGGTGGACTAAAGGAAAAGTATATGAATGCTTCAAGCTTAGTAGAGGGTCCAAGTATTATTCCAGGTTCTCCTCAGATAGAGCCAGCAGAAATTGCTGCAAGGAATATGGAAAAGCAAATTCATGATCAACTTGTAAATACAAATGCTACGAATGTTATGAGACATGCAATTTTTGAGTCTGCATTGCTCGGCACTGGAATTGTTAAAGGACCATTTAATTTTGAGAAGGTAGTTAATAACTGGAAGATGGAGAATGGTGAAAAAGTATTTGAGCCATATACAAAGATTGTTCCAAAGGTTGAAGCTGTTTCTTGTTGGAATTTTTATCCTGATCCTTCAGCTACAAGCATAGATGATGCTGAGTATGTCATACAAAGACATCGGTATAATCGTGAACAGTTAAGAGATCTTATTAATAGACCTTATTTTAATTTTGATGCTATAGAGAGATCATTGGAACATGGTCCTCAATATGAAGAAAGATACTTTGAGAATACTATCTATTCAGAGAATGAAGATCCTTTATATTCTGAAAGCAGATATGAAGTCTTTGAATATTGGGGAACACTAGATCTATTCTTGGCAAATGAATTAGGACTTAATCTTCCAGATAATATTAGTCATCTAGATTCTATACAAATTAATGCATGGATTGTTAATAACGAAGTTATTCGTTGTATTCTAAATCCATTTGTTCCTGCTCGTATTCCATATCAAGCTTTTCCTTATGAATTAAATCCATATCAGTTCTTTGGGGTAGGTGTAGCAGAGAATATGAATGATGCCCAACTTCTTATGAATGGTCATATGAGAATGGCTATTGATAATTTGGCGTTGGCTGGCAATATGGTATTTGATATAGATGAAACACAGCTTGTGCCTGGACAGAATATGGAAGTCTATCCAGGTAAAATCTTTAGACGGCAATCAGGTGTTACTGGAACTGCTGTTAACGGACTAAAGTTTCCCAATACAGCCCCTGAGAATCTTCAGATGTATCAGGCTGCACGACAGCTTGCAGATGAAGAAACAGGTATTCCTTCCATTGTACATGGTCAAACAGGAGTAACAGGGACAGGTAGGACTGCTGCTGGTCTATCTATGATTATGGGATCAGCAGGATTATCTATTAAGACTGTTATCAAGAATATAGATGACTTTCTTTTAAGACCTTTAGGAGAATCTTTCTTCCAATGGAATATGCAATTCAATGATGATAATGCAGAGATCTTGGGTGATCTAGAGATTAAACCTAAAGGTATTGCATCGGTAATGCAGAAGGAAGTTAGAACTCAGAGATTAATTACTTTACTACAAACAATTGCTAATCCTATGCTTGCTCCGTTTATTAAGATTCCAAATCTAATGAAGGAACTAGCAATTTCTCAGGATATAGATCCTGATCAACTTGTTAATGATACGGATGAAGCTGCAATCTTTGCAGATATATTGAGAGGTCTGAATGAACGAACAAATAGCCCAGAAGTTGCACCCCCTGGTCAACAGCCCGGACCTATGGGAGCCAATGGAAGCGTACCTGTCGGAGCAAATGCAATGGATGTATCAGGCGTTGGCGGTGGAAACATCGGAGTTGGAACTTCGCCGCTTGCAGGGGAAGCTGGCTTTACTGGAAACATTGAAGAACCTCAAGGGCGTGGTTAAGTCTTCAATAGAAAATGCTAGAATAGAAAAAGAACAGAATTATGATTAATCCTTTGACTGATATGTATCGAAAGTATGTAGAATCAACTACAAATGTACCAATTACTTCTTCTATGTTAGAAACTCTTTATGAGGAAGAAAGTATTCCTGAAGTACAACCTACTATTCCTACTGAAGTACAACCCACTATTACTGCTCAAGAAGGAGGACCAATTGAGAATGCTGAAACAGATTTGGAAACAAGGGTTGGTCCTATGGGGGTCATTAATGATCGTGCTGGTGACCCTGGACCCTCTCTAGGCGGGGAGGGAGTATCCGATGATCTGACAATGGAAGTACCTGAAGGCTCCTATATTCTTAATGCAGATGCAGTTTCCTTGATAGGTATTTCAGATATAAATGAAGTTATTAGAGATGCATATACTATTGCTGCTGCTCTTGGACAAGAACTTCCCGCCGATTACGATCCACAAAATAAAGTACCTATTAGAATTTCTAATGGAGAAGCCGTTATTCCAGCACCTCTAGTTGGAGTTATTGGACTTGATAGGCTTGAACGATGGAATACAAAAGGGTTAGAAATTAGACGACAAAAAGAAGAAGTAGAGAAAGCACAAGCTGAAGCACAAGCTGCACAACCAGTAACTGAAGCTCCACCTGTCCAACCACAGTCTCCCATGCAAGCTCAGATGGGTGGACTTATGGGATATAATGAAGGAGACGAGGTAGATTTAATTGGTAGAATAATAAGATTTATTACAGGTCATGATGATCTTAATATTGAAAAAGAAGAAAAAAAGTATATTACGAATGTAATTCGAGAAGCATTAAAAGAAACTGGTACTACATTACCAGAAGTTATCGAAGAAATGGAAACTTTCCAGGAAGGAGCAGAATATCCGTATCAAAGAAGTAAAGTATTCCATCCCGATCCAACTGCTAAAGAAATGGAAAGACGTGCTGAAGAAAGAAAAAACCAAGAATCTTCTAAAGCTAAAGGTGGTACAATTCAAAGTTTTAAAGAAGGTGGATTTTTTGATTATATAGGAAAAGTATTAGGAGAGGTAGCAGAAGACGTAACAAGTTGGATGTTTACTGAAAAAGGAGATTATTTTAAGTATAGATCTGGTTTACCAAAAGAAATAAATGATTATTTATCATCTGTAAAGATAGAAGATACAATAAATATGGATAATGCAATAGTACTAGCAAAAATTATTGCTAGTATAGAAAGTAATTCTGATCCTAATGCAATACAAGATAATGATGAAAGCAAGCCTGGAAGAGGACTTTTTCAATTTGAAAGAAATTTTTCAAAACGAAATCAGGGAGCAGAAACAGCAATAAATAGAGCTAGAAATTTTAATCCTGATATATCTTGGTTATCTAAATTTGAAAATGATACTGTTTTTGATGTGACAAAATTAACAGGTCCAGAACAAGTAGAGTTATTTATTATTAATAATATAGTTGGACCAGGAAAGTTTTTAGAAACACTTAATAATTTTGATGCTAATAAAGCATATCAATTTTGGAGACAAACACATTATGCAGGTGAAGAACCACCAAGTAAGGAGAGAATAACAGAATTTTATAATACATTTGATGAATTTAAAAAAGATTAATTCGGATACCCGATTTATTGGCCCCGAATACAACACCAAATAGGGACACCCAAGTTTTCTTGGCCCCCATAGGAGGTACACGACATGACTGATATTACAGAAAGTGAGTCATTAGAGCCTACCCCATACGAGAATGCCTATAGGAGATCACTTATGGATGAAGATCCATCTCCTGAAACACCAGATCCTGAGATTCTTGACATACCAGACGGTGATACTCAAGACGTTGAAGGACTGATTAAGGCACAGGATGCAAAGGAGCACGATTGGAAAAAGCGTTATAGCGATCTAAAGAGTTATCATGATCGTAAGAATAACGAATGGCTCCAACAGAATGAACTTACAGAAGCAAAGCTAAAGTTGGCAGAGCAGAAAGTTTCGGCTCCACAAAATCTTCCTAAGTCACAAGAAGAGTTGGAAGAGTTTAAGAA